TAATTAGAGCTGGAGGGGCTGTTTTAAACACAGACGGAGATGTTAGTGGCTCCGCATGGGGTGGGCCGCTAACAAACTGGCTCAATAGTCAACTAGATACTCGCGACGCAAATATTAATGCGCGTGCCACGGTAGACTGGGTTAACAGCAATTTTAATAAGAAAAATTCAGCTCAGATGGGCTTTTCAGGCTGGAGTCGCGATGAGTCAACAGGGCTGTTGATGCAGTGGGGCAACGTTGACAACGCCAGAGGAACTTATTCTTTCCCAAGAGCGTTCAGTGATACTTGCTTTGCAGTATTTGCCTGTAACAAAGACGGGCAACTCGGGGCGATAGACAACGCATACGGCTATCCGGTGAGTAAAACGCAGTTCTATCTCTCCAGTAAAGCGAACTCCGGCTCGGATACTGCATGCGGCATTTCATGGTTTGCACTGGGATATTAAAATGACTAACGCACAATATTATTACAGCTATACCGGGAAAGGGTTTTACTGGTTGAGTGCAGATGAACTCAACGATGAAAATCTCCCTGATGACCTCATGGTGATAAGCGAAGATGCACATTCGGCACTATTCGAGGGGCAGGCAAATGGCAAATATATCAGTCATACCCCGTCAGGCCCGCTTCTGGTAGAGCAGCCGGAATATACTCCTGAAGAATGGATCGCACTCAACGAAAATAAAAAAACTCGTCTGATGCAAACGGCAAATATGGCTATTGCTCCTTTACAGGATGCAGTTGATATGGATATGGCAACTGATGATGAAACAGTCAGGCTTCAGGAATGGAAAAAGTATCGTGTGCTGTTAAGCCGTGTAGATAGCTCAGCACCAGACTGGCCTTTATCGCCAGCATAATATTCGTTAGATACAGGCCGCTTATGCGGCCTCTTCTTTTCTCGCTCCTTTGTGGTGAACCTCCCAGAGCGTAATCCCTACCGAATCGCAGAAATCTCCAAGGTGATTTAATCCCGACCACTCCCGAATCCCGCCCCGCGCTGCCTCGACAAAGACCGCAGCATCTGCCGAACGGTGCAGGCCGAACAGCCGCCACTTACCCGCCTCTGTCCTGGTCGCTACCACACGGGCAAACATGCCGTTGCTGTAAAAATCCCTGAAAACAGGTTTCTTTCTCGTTGTCACTTTCATAAAAATACATACCCCCGAAATGTTGAAAACAAATCGGGGGTATGTTGGCACAAATCGTCGGAATGACTTTTTTATTTCTCAGCGGTCACGATGCCTGAGCGATATCACGCGCTGACGGTAGCGGGTTGCTGTAAACCATGCCGCTGATTACCGGTGCGGTGGCCATCTGCGATTCGTTTTTGCGTTTTAAGGTAATGGACAGAGCGCGGCTGGTTTCCTGGCTGGTCAGGGCGCGAGTAGAAAGCAGAATCATGGTCAGTGGAATCACCACCAGCCCGGATTGCTCCAGAAAACGACGCTTACCACCCAGCTTATAGACAGGCGTTGCGCCGGACACCGTCAACCCAAAGTAATTAGCTGGCGCTGTATCGGTAGCAGTTTTGGCCGGACAGAAGATTACTGCCTTGTCAAACCCGGAAACGGTCAACTGCAGCGCAGATAAATCAGGGGCCGCATTAACCGGTGAGTTGTCACCGTGGAATATCTCCAGATCGCACACAACGCGCTGTAACGGGTTCTGGAACTTCAATGACCATGTGCCAGCCAGTAAGCCGCCAAACACGTCTATCGTCTGCTGTGGGTACGGAATGCCGCTAATTGGCGCTGCGCTACCCCTGCCCTCAGCAGGCCGCACCCAATCCGGCACTACGCTTGCGTCTGCGATCGCCGCTTTGTTCAGGTCAGATATGGCGACCAGTTCATCAGATGTTAAGGCCAGTATTTCCCCGTAGCCGTTAAAATTCGGTGAATGTTTGCGGCGTGTTCGTACAGTTCGTTAAAGATGTAGTTGAGTTCAGACACATCAATCGGATCCCCTGGCACCAGCTTATTGCTGGCGTCGATATATGTCGGCTTAAATCCCCCAGCTTGCGCCGTGGTTGATGGCTGCTTTTTGCTGGCGAACGAGCCGCCGTTAAACGGATAAACCCGGTCAATTGTCGCAAAGCTGTTCATGGCTGATTCGCCCGCGCCAGTAGCGCTTTGTATTTGGCGTATAAATCATTCAGGATGAAGTTCATCTCCTGCGCACTGATGCCATCACCAAACACCAGGTTGCCCTGCGCGTCAAAATAGGTCGGCGCAAAACCAGTCGCCTGCTTCTCCTGTGATGGCTCTTGCCTGTTAGGGATATCCGCCCCACCTTGCCCGGCATAAACCTTGTCTGTTGCTGCCCAACTATCCATTCAGCACCTTCACTTTTTTAACGGTTACGAGTGTATTAAACGGCTCGACAAGCTCAGTGCCGCTCTGCGTTTTGGTTCCCTCAATGCGCGTCAGCAATGACTGTGTCGCGTTAACGCGGATCCCCTTTGTGGCGGTCGCCAGCACGGTTTTTTGCGTGCGCTCGTACTTGATGCCCGCCCATACAGCAGGGAACACATTGCCGGGGAACATCGGGGCGTGATGGGTTAGTTTCGCGTTAGGTGGCGTGGCCGCGCTGTAGATATCAGCCGCAAAGGTGGCAGATACCAGCGTTTCCGGCAGTTCGATATCCGGGGCCATGCTGCCGCACTGCACAAACACCATGCGGAACGGCACGCGGTTGAATGCCGCGCCGACCGCGCCAGTGCTTAACCCGACTTTATCCAGTGTCAGCCAGGTTAAATTATAAAGCTGGCGAATGTATGCGCCGATAGATGGCCGGGATTGCGCAGATACCGACTGACTCCCCATTTCCTGGCGTATCGCCTGACGGTACTCATCATCGTCACGGCCCTCGCGGTGTACGCCGTACTCCTCACCCCGCGCATCCAACATCAATCCGGTAGAATCATCCAGCGAGTAGCCGTTTTTGAGATACTCGATCGCCGCCGTCATGCTCGCGTTGCTGGACTTCAACCCGGCTACAAGGTCGATGTTGCGCTTTTTTCGTACCTTTGAGGTAAAGCGCTCCTTTGCCAGCTGCGCCGGGCTTTTGATTACCGGCTCCATTACGACACCGCCACGGATGAATTATTGGTAACGGCTATTATTCCGCTGCCGATCGCAACGGTTTTGTCTGCTGGCGTGGACGTTTTACCGACCTTCACCGCGATATCCGTCAGCGTTGGAAGCGCGGACAGTAAACGGGCATAAATCTGACCGGCAAACACATCACGCCCCACCTGCAACTGCGAGAAATACGCGGTTACGGTGTTTTTCGCGACGCTGAGGTAATCTGCAGGCTTACCTGTGGTTTCTGCATCCCATACAGCCCCTGACACCGATACGTAAACCAACTGATAACTCTGACGGCTGAAATACACGGTTTCCGTTGTCGTTCCGTCTGTTGCGGTACCGGAAACATCACCATAAAACCCGCATTCCCCCGCCGCTGCGTTGTAAATCGCCTGGGCGATATCGTTATCCGCTCCGCCAGCGACAAAGGCGTGTATTGATTTTCCCGGCACGCCATCAGCATTGGTCTGGAATCCGCGGTTAACCTCAACGTCTGCATACGTCACGCCGTCAACGGCCAGGATCGCATTTCTGATGCCAGGGCGTGACGAACTGATGCTCACACGTCTTTCAGCCGCCGCCGCCTGTATGCGCGGTCGGTAAATCTCGTCATCCTCAATCAGATAGCCTTTGAATCCGTTTGAAAGCACCAGGATGTCATCAGTGGCGATGTAGCCGAACAGCGCCTGTGGGAACTCTGTATCGCTCTGATACCAGGCCGTGGCCGGAATGCCGGTGCGCACAATCTGGAATACGTCATCAGCAAAAGAGAACTGAATCAACGTGCGACCATCAGCTGCGTAGAGTAACTGGCCGTACGCTGTCATATAGGTCGCCAGTGACGGCTCACGCGCAACGATATCGGCGTACAGTCTGCTGATGATTGAATCTGAGGTATCGCCCGTCCGATACTGAGTGGAATACGGGTTTCCGGAGATCGAGATAGTAAACGTGTTACCCGTAGTGATAGCGGCCTGCTTCACTGACAACACAAAGCCTGCTGCCGTCTTGCCGTTTTCTTTCACATCCCCGGTCGTTGTCCAGTCGCCCGAACTGCCGGAAATCGTGAACAACTCACCCGCGTTGATGGTCTGCCCTGGCTGCAGCAGGTAGATAACGTAAGCAGAGGATCGCGTTAAGCCATTGCGGGGAAGGTTAAAGCGCTCACCAAAGGCATCCAGCTGCGCGTTTTCAGCCTGAGAAATGAAGAACCCAGAAAACACCCATCCGATCGCCTCAATGATATCCAGGTCATCCTCTGCCACAACCGCGATAGTCTGCCCGATTAGCGAATCCCCGTCAGGGTTAACGTTTCCCAGCGCCCCCTTTAATTTCTCGTACTTGTCGCCGCGTATCTCGGGCAATCTGGCACCGTGCCAGCCGCTGTCATTAACTAATTCCACTGCTCACCTCTTTGGTTTCATTGCCGATGTAAACAGCAAAGCGGATCGTAAAATCGCCTTTCACATCGCTGATGTTTGTTGCCCTGGCATCGGTGACACCAGGCGTGCGTTTTGCCTCGGCGTTAATCATGTTGGAAACGATAGAGGCCGGGAGTTTTGACCCCATGATGCCCGGTAGCCACGGCAGACCCTGCGACGTATCCAGCCACCATTCACCCCTGTTCGTGGCGACGCGAATCTCCGCCTGCTGCGCAACGCCATCAATGCCACCATCCAGCACAAAATCACCATTGACGAGGATTACCCCGTCATCGTCCTGCATTATGTCCAGCATCAGTAATCCATCCCCTCAACGGCTGTCAGCTTCGACACCCAAACGAGACAGCGGACCTCACCCACCGCCTCTATGCGCTCAACATGCCCGACCGGGATTATTCGCTTACCCCGGCACGTAGGCATGACCAGTATTAACGGTTCGCCAGGCGCCGGACGCTCATTCGAAATGAAGCACCCTTTAACACCATGCCGATACTGAACGGTTGTGATGTTCATTCAGTGTGCCGCCATTGCTCCAGGTGAACGATCGTCACCGCAGCGTCAAGTGACTCGATATCCAGCAGGTCATCAAGGTCAAAGCCCTCGCCCGCATCGTTCAGCATCTGCGCCATAGCTGCCTGGTGCGGCAGTTCGAAAGGCAGATCGCAATAAAACGGCATGTACCGGTCTTTGCCGTCGCGGCAGGTCGCCATCACCATTGCCAGCGGCGCGTTAATGAGGGGCACACACTCCACGCGCTCAACTACCAGCCCGGTGCGTTCGGTCACGCTGATAATGTCGCCTTTGGTAATTTCTGTGGTGTAGTCGCCAGCCATCAGAAAACCGCGATTAGAAAGAGCAATTTGTGCAGCCTGGTCGTTTAGTTTCATCATTAATTCCTTCGTGGTTTGCTGGTG